GTCAGCACCGAGATCAGATACAAGCGCTTTCTTAAGAGCGCCCGTGTCTGATGCGTCAGCTATTAGAACGTGATCGAGTGCATCAGCAGTGACCAACGTCTGACCAGTCACCGCAGAAGAGTCCAGCGTTAACGCCGTCGAACCAGTCACGTCACCCGTATGCGTAGCGTTCGTGACCTTCGCCGTGTTAGCTGTAACGCTTGCGTTGTTGCTCACCTCAGTGTCAAAGTCTGATATAGAAGAAGCAGCTTGTGTGCCAGTGTGGTTAGCACGAGCGAACGCATCACCAACGATAGTCTGCGGATCATACGTTGAAGCGGACATGCCACCGACAGCGCCAGCCCCGAGCGTCACGTCACCATCTGGCATGGTGATAGTACGCACCACACCTGTCGTGATCGCTGACGTGTCAAACACGGCGTGTTTCGTTGAGTCTGTACTGTCCGCAATAACCAAAGAACCAGTGGTCAACGTGGTCGAAGTGTCATCAACCCTCAGCAGCTCGTTGCCGGCTGCGTCATAGAATATAGCGCCGTAGTCCTCACTAGCGTCAGGGTGAGCGTACTTGCCGATAGCGCCACGGGTGCGTGTGCCGTCATGGAACGACGCCCGTGCGATAGGGTTCGCACGTTCACGGTCCGTCAACCTGCGGTTCATCTCTTGCAGATACCCTGGCATTGTTGTCTTGTCTGTTGGTTGCACGATTCGCCTCCTATGCGATCACTGCGAACGCAGCCGACTCTACGAGCTCGACCGTGATCGTCTCCTGGTTACCTGTGAACGAAACGTTACGCTGCACGATCCGAAAGTCGTCAGCGATACTGAGCAGCCCGACCGACGCACGCACTTCGATGATGTCGCCGACGCTGTAATCCTCGTATGCGGGTTCAACGTCAGAGCGCACCACAGCAGTCAGCGCAGACAGCGCCACTCTCCGCTGAACGAGCTGACGCTCTGCGTGGTCGGTGAGTGTGGCCTGCACCGAAGCGTCAGACGAACCAACGTACTGACTCAGAGCGAACGCAGACCCTGCCTGTGTAGCAGTACCGACCAACTGTTCTGGTCCTTCGCCTTCACCCAGAATGTCAACCTGCGTGGCCACCTGCGAGCCATCCAACGTGAACGACAATTTCTCGATGTTCGCATCAAGATCAAACACCAGCGATGTCGCTGTGCCCGTGTTCGACGTCGTACACACAAACTCGACAGTGGGCACACCAGACGTATACGTAAGCTCATACTCGAAGTCGAACCCGTTGTTCACCGCAGCCAACTGCTCGAGCGCCTGCGCAATGTTCTTGCGCTCCCACGACGGATACGTGCGATCACGGGTCACACCACTGCTGTTCGTGCCCGCTGTGCCCACGATCGTCAGAGCGTCGGTGACGCCGTTGGCGTAGTCAATCAGGCCACGTGCTATGTCTAGCTGCTCTGTAGCAGCGAACGTCTGCGTGGTACGTATCACCCTGCGTGCGAAGTAGGTGTGAAATCCGCCGGCGTTCAGCGTGGCAGTGTTGCCAGCCGTGTCACCCGCCATAGTCCACACTATCCCGCCGAACACGAGCTCACCGTCACGCTCAACCCACAGCACAGTCGACCCGGCAGCGACCGTGGCCGTATCCGACAGATACGACTCGAGCGGCACAGTAATCGTGCACGAGCTCGCACCGTTTAGCACGTCAGTGAACGACAGCGACTCAACAGGCAACTCCGCCAAGAACACAGTAGGAGCTGCGACCGTGGCGATCATCGCACGATACACCGCCATCAGAGCGTGCAATCGAAACGGTTGTCAGCCCAGGTCTTAAACTTCGACCACTCTGCATCGGCTGTTACGTCTCCATCATATAAGCCAAGGAACGCCAGATCACCGGAGAACGGCCAGGCCGTATTACTCGACATAAACAGTGCCAGACTTTCAAGAACCGACCCGCCAGACCCAGTATTGACAACCTCAGTGGCGTCAATATGAGCTGTGACATTCGTAGAGTTCACGTATGACCTGAGAGCATAGGTAGTACCTGAAGTCAACCCGACAGCAGGAGTGTAAATGGTGCTGGAAATAGTGAATGCTATCGAACCATCATCTTTAGTTAAGAACTTGTATCTGTTCTGGATACCCGTACTCTCTAGAAAGATCGTAGAATAAGTGTCAGAGGTTTGAGTTCCCTGGTTCCACACGCACACAACCGAGTATCCGTCTGCGTCAGCAGGGAGCGAAGCGCCTAGTGTCACCTTATAGCTTGGGTGATCACCCGTAGTGTCAGCACCCCTGATCGCTGGGCGACCGTTAACGTTAGAACTAGTCACATACGTGAGCGTAGTTTCATCTGCGGCTGTAGCTATCTGGTCGTTCCCCGAGGCAGTTTCATCAGGGATCGGCTCCCCGTCGTTCAACACTCGGTTGTTAGCGTAACCTTCAGCCTGAAACGCTGCGCCGTTCGGGTAATACAAGGTGTGCCAAGGGATAGCCAGCGGGTCATACGTTTCCCTAGCAGTTCCGACGACCCCAAACATTGCACTCACGAGAAACTCGATCCCATTTGACCACCGAACCAAGTAGTACCGGAGTCAAACGTTGTGAAACAGTACACTGATACACTCGAGTAAGTAGGTACCAAACCGTCAGCCCAGTCAACCGACGCCGGCCAGGTCGGAGTGAACGCACCCGACAGTTTGAGCAGGAACGTGTGCCCGTCCGTTGTCGGGTTCGGGAACGTGAACGTGCAGTTGTTGTTCATCACAACCTGCTGCGCACCGTCGAGAGTCAACGTCTCAGTTGTTCCCGATGCTGTCACGTTGTTGCGTGAGTACTGACCGCTAGCAATCTCCTGCAGCGCATCATCAACCGTGGTGGCTGTAATGTACCCGCCTGCATCGGTGATCGTGTCAGCAGCAGCACCTAGCGTGGTGCGTGCAGCCGCCGCCGTAGTGTCATCTAAGACCGTCGCAGCAAACGTGCTGATCGTAGTTGACGCAGGTAACACCAGAGTCTTGATATCGGCGTCAACTTCCGAATCCATCAGAGCGCCTGCAGCGGTGACGTTCGCAGTGTCAGTGACATCTGCGAGCGCCTCAATACCGTCAAGCTTCGTCTCGTCAGCAGTCGTGAAGCTCGCCGTTGTTGCGTCAAGCACAGCGTCATACGCTTGCACGTCCGAACCAATCGCCAGACCTAGCGCAGTGCGAGCCGCACTCGCCGTACTCGAGCCCGTACCACCATCAGCGACGGCCACGTCAGTCGCCCCTACACGATACGCAGCAGGCAGCGCAGTGCGAGTGTCCGTGATGTTCGCATCAAGGATAGTTGTAGCGGCAGCAGCGACAGCGATTGAAGCAAGCGGGATACTGTTCGCAGGCGCAGACGGTGCAACAGGCGAACTAGCAGGCGTGCCTGCGACCACAGCAATCGACCATGCGTCAGTAGCTCCAGAGTACGCAGAGTCTTCGACCTTAGCCACCACAAGATCAATACGGGGATCGGTAGGGTCGGCTGCTGTGACTACCACACCAGTCGCCGCTGCACGATTCTCGCAGAAGTACGACCCCTGATAGGTGCCCTCAGTGCCTACGATCACGCAGCGACCGCCAGCCACCTGAACTGTCATCGCAGGCGTGTCAGACTCAGCCACGAGTAGCTCGCCGCCAGCGTAGCCGTAGACGCCTGAACCGTCGTCTGATAGCACGCCCATCGCACGCCGCACACCTTCAGCAGGGTGCGTTGATGCTTGGATGAATGTTGCCGGATTCTGTACAGTCATTCTTGTCTCCTTTATACGTAGGTGTCTCGGTAGTAAACTGCGAGCGTTGCCGCATCGCTGCCTGTACGTGTGAGCCTGAGCTCATCTGTCCCTGCTGGAACGTCGAGCCACGTGGACCCTACGTCAAGAGTTGAATAGTTGTTAGTGACGCCGTTCAGCAACACCGTACGATTCTGTCCGTTAACCTCAAGATACGAGCCGTCGGCGACAGTGGTCGTGAAACTCATCTGAGCACCATCACTGCCACGTGTCACAACAGGGTCAGTGACAGGACCGTACACCCGGAACGTCAACGGCGCAGCAAACGTGCCAGCGTTCACAGTCTCAACCGTGCCAGGATTGATAGCGCCACCGAACGACAGATCGAACGTCGCAGAGAACGTGAGGCCGACCGCTGTCGCCTCAGTCGCTGACACCTGGCCAGTCTTCAACGTCGCAGAATACAGTCGAGGATCAGCCGCAGCTAGTTGAAACTGGCAACGTGCAACACCACGGGCGAACTCCGTCGTAACAGGAACGCTACGGTTCCGCACATGCATGTCAGCTTGCACGATGTCGCCTCCGCCAACACCAGGCACCCGGAAGAACGTGGGCACCTGGTTCACAGACGGTGCGAACGCACGGGCCAACGTGTCAAGCTTAGCGCCCAACGTAGAGGACGAATCAGCTACCACATCGAACCCGAGCGTCACAGCTCGAGTGCCTAGATAGTCCTCGCCAGCGATAGCACCGTGACGCCTAGACAACGACCTATCGCTAGGACGTGTCGCAGGCGCACCCGCTAGCCCCTTGATGGACACGATATCGAAGTCGGTGCCGTCGCCCAATAGGTAGCCGTTGCGTTGAATCTGCCAGTCAGCAGTGATCAGTTCAGACATTAGTTGGCTCCCGATACTTGTAGGCCCCACACGACAGCGTCAGTGATCTCAGACGGAGTGGCGTTCATAGTCGTGTTGACTGTGATGTTGTTTGTGCCGCCACCACGTGCCTGCGACCCGTAGTCATAGCCTCCACCGCCCACCATCGTATACGCAGGCGAGTCAGGGTTTCCGTAGTCCGCCATCGAGTACTCTGGATCGTCGTCGCCGCCGACGCCGAACAACCCACCGACGCCGCTGATGAGCCCACCGACAGCGCCGGCACCGTGCTCGAGCCCCCACTGAACCGGGCCAGGCAGCATGTCCCATAACGTCTGACCGACAAACTTGAGCGCAGCCACAAGGCCATCCATGATCTTATTGCCCATCCAAGAACCAGCATCAAGGAGCAACTGACCGCCAGCCTTCAACCCGTCCCACATCAGCCCAGGCAAAGCCTTGATGCCATCAACGATCCTACCGAACGCAGCCGTCGCCATAATCTTTATGGTCTCCCACACCATTTTGAAAGATAGCTTGACGCCCTCCCAGCCCAGCAAGAATGTTGCTTTGATCGTTGTCCATATGCCGGATAGCACATCGACAATGGCATCCCACATGCCTTGCCAGTCGCCCGTAAACAGTGACTTCCAAAAATCGAACACACCTTTAAGATAGTCAAGCGCACCCGAAACGATGCCCTTAATAGCATCCCAGGCGTTCGTTAACGCTTCGGTGATCGTGTCGCCCCAAGCGGACCAGAACCTCTGAAACACATCAATGAAGTCCTGAACCCGCTCCTTGATCCACTCGAACGCACCCACGATAGCGCCAACGATGGCCTCGAATATCGGCGGCACGTTGTCACGCAGCCACTCGAACGCAACCATCACGGCTTCCTTCATCTTGTCGACCACCTTGCGGAAGATCTCAACATTCTGATAGGCCCAAACTACCCCAGCAGCCAGAGCAGCAAGCGCAGCAGCCGCTGCGATCAGCGGAGCGTTAGCAGCCACGAACGCAGCAGCCTGCGCATATAGTGCCGTAACTTGCGCCCACGTCGCCACAGTCCAACTAACCACCGCACCCACTACCACAGTGCCCACCACAGCAGCCAGCGCTGCAAGTGCCGGGTCGTTCTCCTTAATCCATTCGACCGTCGCAACCATCGCAGCCACAACGTTCTCGAACGCCTCAACCAGGAAAGCGCCGGCATCCTTCACCTTGTCCATAGCTGCACTCAGCTCGTCCATGATGGTATCCCAATTAGAGCTCACCCAGTCGTACACTCTAACCGCAGCATCTTTAACAGTGTCGAACGCTATCGCAAGATACGGCATAACCTGGTCATACAAGTTAGTTATCTTATCCTTAACAGTGTCGAACGCTAACACTATACGTGGTAAAACATTATCGGAGATAAACGCTATAGCGTCACCGACAGCCTTGCGCCAAACAGGAAACTGTTGTACCCCGTAATCGACCAGACGTGTTACAGCAGGCAGCACGTGTTCCTGTATTACCTCCGCTAGCTTATCGAGACCTTTACGCTTCAACGTCTCTAGCTTAGCTCTAAAGTTGTCGCCCATCTCTACACCTAGCGTAGCAGTAGAGCCTTCAACATCCTTAAACCCTGTACCCATGTCAGAGATAGAGTTCAGAAACTCAGGGATAGACCCACCAGAGGCACCTAAATCCTCTAACGGAGAACCAAACAGCGCTATAGCTGCTGCGCTCTGCTCTGCTGGGTCTTTAATCTCTGACAGCGCCCTAGCGATACCGAACGTAGCATCAGCAGCAGCATCCCCACCTTCTAACATAAGGCTAGCGTACAGGTCGTATTCGCGGCCCATAGCCTTAAAAGCATCCTTAGTAGCCTCGCTACCGTCTGTGCTTCTAATGGTTAGCTCCTTCATAGCATCGCCAGCTTTATCAAGGCCAATAGCGCCGCTCTTACCAAGGTCATCAAACAGCGTTACCATAGCTCTAGCAGGCAACCCAAGGTCTGCGAACACCCCGCCGTACTCCTTAGTAGCAGCAGTGAGC